AATACCTTTCGTTAGTGTAAGGCTATTGACCGCCACAGCGCTTCCTGGATACCATAGGAGACGCCTGTCCTGTACGGGGTAAACGACGTAGTTTGTACCAGCAAAACGAATGCCGCCCAAGTTGGGTTCCTGCATAAACGTTTTGGCCGGAATAACCGGGATCTTCACCAGGATGTTATCCATCAGATGTTTGTTCAGTTCGATCAACACTGAGTGGATAGTTAAACGACTCGCGTTACTTCCATCATCTGTCGGAATGATATTAAGCCCACCCATCAGACTTGAGCCCGGTTGGTGGAACATCATCGAACAGAATGAAGTATGGAACGGATCGTAGATTGTAGTAGGCTGACCGGGTAACAGCAGCGTACTGTATTCACGACTTAAGAAGCGAGCAATAAACGCCTGAGGGAATTGTTCCTCCAGCTGTTCGAGCTCCTGCCATATCCCCCAGTCCTCATCCGCAATTAACGGGTTGATACCCGCATCGATATTATCACGGACAAAGTGATACTCCGCAACAACGCCCTTCATCATCTCCTGCTCTAAAGCAGAAGACCACCACGCATACATCACGTATTCAAATTCATACGCAGCACGGTTGAAGATCTGTAACGGTTGAACGTTATCGCAGATCTGATAGATAGCCTGACGACCATCTGGCGTATCACCGATAATCATATCGCCAGGATTAGGGATGAACGTGTTAGGGTAAACACGAGCCGTTCCCTTAACAGTGGCTTCCTGGTTAGCATTATCGATGGATGGGTTATTAGGCGCAGCTGTCTGTACCTTAATCTCCATCTCATGAATAAGACGGTACTGTCGGTTGATCGGACGTAACTTGCCCTGGTAAGAACCAGTCTCCTCGTCTCGACCTTTTACCTGAGAGAATACCAGACGAGGAATCCAACGCATACCGCCGATATGCGTTAGTAACGTACCTACCGGTTGATCTTCGGTAGTAACACGAGCCGTCTGGAACTCTTGTACTTCTGGGATTGGGTTAACACGCTGCGCATTAGGCAACGCATCTTCATCAAAGAGCCCCATTCGAATTACTCCTTATTGATCTTTGAAATCATCGATCCCAACGCAGTAGGCCGCATTAAGAAATGCTTACGTCCGTACCACTTGGAACTCGTATGGATTTTAACCAACGTGTCCTGGAACTCGAACTCTGCGATGTACTTATCCGCCAGAACCTTAATAGTATCAGTGTCAATACTCGGCTCCAGTGTGTGCACCAGTTCTTTAAACATTGGAGGGTTGTACTTGAGACGCTTCTTCGCTTCAGGTACTAACGCCAACAGATCGTTCAGGACAAAGATAACGACGTGATAGACATTACGCATATCCATCGTTTCGCGAGTACGAACCACCAGGTCCTTCGTTACGTAATAGGCTGTCGAATCCAGGAGATCGTCGTTGATGTACACAGCGACGTGAATACCAGACATAGAGTGTCGGTTCAGATAGCGGTGTTCTGATTCAAGATACGCTCTCGTAGTGTCGGACATTTTAAGCCCCGCACCTTCGAGTTGCCGTAAATCAATCAACGCAGTAGGGTCGTTAGGATCAACCCGACATAACAGCTGTAGCAACGGAGAACAGTTATGGTAGCCTTTGTTCGGTGACCAATCATCAAACCACGGAACCAGATGTCCCCCCACGACAGATTCTTTCCTTCCACCTACTTGCTGGACGATAACGTCATAGCGAGACATGGACTGAGAAGAATTACCGAGGATCGCATGTGGATCGTAGCGATGTGGTTTATCAGGTCTACGGTTAGCCGGGACAAGCTGATTGTGGATAACCAGCGGGTACTTGAACATAAACCCTTTCGGGTGATCGAATCGGAACTTGTACGAGAAGTTAATCGAGTAACAAGAACCATCATCCAAACGTTCTTCCTTCGGCTCAGATGTGAACTCGAAGTTACCTAAGATATCAAGCTGAGTTTCATCCAGAGCAATCTCTGCATTCCGCCCAGCCTGGTCCACTAACTTAACCAGCTTCTGTAAGCGGTTACGCATGAAGTAATCAGACCACGTATCACCGTAGCCCGCAATACGTTCACGCATTTCCCAGAACTCTTTTAAGAACACGATGATGAGCTGAGGGATAATGATCTGGTAACGAGCGATCATCGACATGTCAGTGAACTTAAGTTTCATGCGGCGACGCATGTTAGTACGCCACTCAGTCGCTGTCCCTTTGTTCGGCGTTCTGTACGTAAAGTTAATCACGTATTCGGAACGCTCGTAGAATGGTGAAAGAGTAATACCGAGAATGCGATCTTCCCAAACCTTTTTGTTGTCTGGGTAATGGTAAGGAGTAGAAAGGATAAACTCTTCTAAGATGTTTTCTTCTACTTCTACCTGAACCTTCTCGATAAAGGGGGTCTTCGTATTGAAGTTAGCACCGTTGGGGTTCTTAGGGTCGAGGAAAGAACGCCAGGTAGGCACTTGACCTTGCTCGCCTTTATATTCGATAAAAGCATCTTCGCTGATACCCGTCCCTTCCATAATCTGTTTTACAACAGACACGATAACCGGTCGAGTTATCATCTGGTAGACATCTGGAACGGGGTAAGAAAGTTCAGGCATATCTCACTCCCTAGTCTGAATTCGTTGAAGTCATAGAAAGAGCCCTTCTCCTTTCGGAGAAGGGCTCTGTCGAGACGTTATTAAATCAGTCGAACCAGACGGTTTTCTTCGGACTCGTCTACACTGTTAGGCTCACGCGGAGTAACAGAGATAGGAATGATGCCATGGTCCTGCATGGATTCACGGACTTTCATCAGATAGCCTTTGGAGCTACTGAAGGTCAGGATACCGTTAGCGTTAATCGCTGCGCCTTCCAGTTTCTGCATGAGGGTAGTTACTACGCCTTCAGCCACAAACTGTTCGTGATCTTCGCTCGTCATCTGAATAAGTACCCAGACTGGTGAAGTACGATCTGCCGGATATACCGGAAGCAGGCCGAGAACTTCACTGGACGGCGTATGTTGCGCTTGCGCCTGCTGAACAGCATTATCTACGATAGCACGTACTTCGTGCTTCTGGATCGGCTCAGGCTGCGGAGCACGCACACGTTCAATACGTTTACCCAGACTGTCATCCGGCAGAGGTTGTTGCTTAACTGGTTGTACCGGCTGTTCAGGTGCAGCAGGTTCGATGCCCGACCACTCTTCTTGTTTCTCGCGCAGCTTCTCGACGATGAACTGCGTGCCCTGGGAGATGAGAGAAGAGATAGCCTGACTTGCTTCAACCAGCGAGTTGATATCGTCAACTACACAACCCAGCTTATCGGTGCCGCGGGTTACTGAATTATAGTCCAGGCCCAGAGTCAGAACGGTGACGTTATTGTCAGCACGACGAATAGTCAGAGAACTTTCGTAACCATCGCCTTCAGGTGAGAACTCGGCGGCAAGCGTAAACGCGCCGTAGCCGGTTTCCAGAACACCGTCGGACAGTAACAGACCATTGTTACGCAGAGTCGCTTTAATCAGGGAGTAGAATCCCTCTTCGTTAACCGACATACCCAGCATCGGCTTAACGGTAAATACGGAAGTTTCGCTGTGCGCAGTTTCTTCTACGCGGTGCGGTGCCAGGACAGATTTAATAACGGAGACTTCAGCAGAGTCGTCAACTTCGAGATTGCCACAGAAGTTTCCCTTGTCGTTGAATACAGTAAGCATCTTGTTCATTACATTTCCTTAACGTTAAGTGTTCATTGTCTTACAAATGATGATTCCCTTCTATTAAAAATGAAACAAAAAAAAAACAGGGCCCGAAGGCCCTGTTTCTCTTCGCCAGCAGGCCGGACAGATTAGAACTGAGCCAGAGACTTAGTACCAACGGTCAGGACAGCACGGCTAACGGTGCAGACGTGGTTAACCAGGGATGCAGTCGGGTTACGAGCCCAGTCGCTGAACGCGTGGCCCAGAGCAACCATGCGGCGCAGCGCAGCAGCGTCTTCGCCTTTCGCTTCGTCGGTATCGTTAGCGCGGTTCAGTTTCTCCAGCGCCTTCTCAACTTTACCAGAAGCTTTTTCGACTTTATCCAGGCCTTTGCCTTCGCCGTAGTACGCCATCGCGTCGCACAGGTTGATTACGTCGTCAGCCAGATCTGCCACGTTGGACGGGCTGATGGTGCTGATTTCGGTTTCGCTGTGATCTTTCACTTTGTCAGAAGACGCATCCAGCCATACGCGGGAAGAAGAGATCTGACGAGAGTTAGACGCTTTGTCGTTACCGCCGGTACGAGCGCGGCTGAACAGTTTCTTCTCACCCAGCAGGGTTTTGGTCGCGGAAACTTCGACTTTGTCGTCAGCGAAGCGTTTGTCGGTAGTTTTGCTCATGCCGCCAAAGACGCCTTTCAGGCCGTGAACTTTGGAGATGAACTTACCGGTGAACGCAGCTTCTTCAGCAGCAGCTTTGGACGCATCCAGATCGCTGATAGCGTCGGCAATGCCTTCGCCCACTTCTGCGATCTTAGCAGACCACTGACCAGCTTCGGTGATACGCTTGTCGAAGTCTTTCAGACCAGAGGTGATCTGACCGTACTCTTTCTGCACGGAACCGTCAACGGACAACAGGCCAGCGATGCTACCAGAGACTTTGACTTTCTTCTCTTTCGCAGTGCCGGTGGTTTTGTTGGCGCGCTCTTTCAGTTCCTGAGCAGATTTTTTCAGGGAGCTCAGGCGGCTCATGGTAGAACGCCAGAATTTTTTCAGGCGGACCCACAGCTTTTTGATCGCGTCGATAACGGCGCGGATGATACCACGGATGGTTTCTTTCAGGCCTTCACAGGAGATCTGCGAGCCAACGAAAGATTCAGAAGACGGCATGACAGTGTCAGCGTCTTCGCCGGTGCCGACGGTAGCCAGGTTAGCAACCTGCTCAGCCAGAGCAACTTCGTTCTGAGTTGCGCCTTCGCTGTTTTCCGGGGAGTTGATCTGAGTTTCGATGTAATCGACAGACTGTGCAGTCTGATCAGCGACGTCTTGCAGACGTTCGATTTCGCCAGACTCCGCTTCCGCGTTGTTCAGCTCATCCTGGGCTTCGCCCGCTGCGATTACTTCTTCTTCCAGGGAAACGTCCATCGCTTCGAAAGAAGGTGCGGAAACGTTAGTACCAAGTACACGACGAGTGATACTCATTGTTTATCTCCAAAATCAAATGATTAGCGGGGGCGGTCGTATCGTTTAACCGACCCCACAGAGTATTTCACAGTATAAGGAATTTACCTTAGTACTGGGCCAGGGAACGTTCGCAGACGCGCAGAGCGGACTGAGAAACTTTGAAGAAGTGACTACCGAACTGGGTTACCGGCTCGTTGATCATTTCGTTCAGCGCCTTCGGAATCTTCTTAACGAGGTTCTGTGCAGTAACAACGTCGCGGTTGTTATCGTCCGGCACCTGGTCAGCGATTTTCTTGAACTTGGCGATGTCTTCGTTCGCTTTCTCCTGCGCTTTGAAGTTGCGCTGGTAGTTTTCGACGATGGTCGCGAAGGTTTCGATTTCGCTACAGATTTCGATGATCGCAGTCGGCGTCAGAGTATCGATCTGAGTATCAGAATCTTCTTTCGCTTTCTTCGTGAAGTTGTCCAGCTTGAACACGCGGTTCGTCAGCCAGTCAACGGAGTTGGTCAGTTTACCGATCGCGCCATCTGCACCACCGCCCTGGTTCATGTTACCAGTCAGCTGTTTCAGATAGATTGCGCGCTGACCCGGCAGCTCAGGAGTACGGCTAACCGTATAGCGGCTGTCGTTGTTCTGCGAGTAGTCGTCCGGGATATCCGTACCACTTACATTGCTGAAGCCCGCAGGTTTGAAGCTGACGCTTTCCTGGATCTTAGACTGAAGAGCGGTCGCGAATGCTTCGATACCGTTTTCGTCCATGTTGGCAGAACCAACAACGTCCAGAATGCCTTCAGCAGACTTGATGCCTTCCGCCTGCCAGTCACCGAACAGGGACGAGCCGATGTCGGACATGGTTTTCAGCGCAGCAGGCAGCGTCTGGCCAGGGAATTTACCCTGCACAAAGAGAGTAGACTGAAGATTACCGAAGCTCAGTTTCTTCTCTTTCGGGTTGGAGGTCGTTACTTTCTTCGCACGGTCGGCGATGTTAGAAGCACGAGACTTCAGAGTCGCGGCGCTGGAGAAAGATTTGATCCACCACTTTTTCAGGCTCTCACGCATTTTGCGGAACCATTCCAGCAGGTTGTCCCACCAGGCGCGCAGAGTTTCTTTCAGGCCTTCCAGCGAAACGCGAGTTTCGTTCAGGCGGCGGGCGTTGTCGCCGATGTTTTCGACAGACACGCTTACTACGCCAGCGATACCGGCTTGTTCCAGGATGAAGTTAACGTACTTCGCAGACTCGGTGGAAATACCGCCGTTGTCTTCGATGTCGCGTTCGATCATCTCAACAACCTTCGGATAAGAACCAACCGCTTCAGACAGCACTTCGCCTTCGGCATTGTCAGCCATCAGGGCGCTATCGATCTGCTCCAGTTCTTCCAGTGCTTCGTTCTGTTCGATCTGAAGCTGTTGAGCCTGAGCCATATCTTCCGGCGAAATGCCATCTTCATAGTTCTCAAGAGAGACGTTGCGGACAGGAGCTGCCGCACGGCCCAATACACGTTTAGTAACGCTCATTACAATTCCCCTTAGCTAAGAGAGTTATTTGATACCGGCAACGTTTTTCTGGGTACTACCAAAAATAACGTTTAATGTACATACCATATCGGTAAAACCACGCGCGTGGCCAATCCAATGGTACATGTAATCTTCGCTCGGAAGGCCCAGCATATCGACCAGTGAACGAGTTGAACGACTCGGGGTGAAGATAGTCGGGTGCTTATGACCCATCTCCGCCATAAGGCACATGATACGTGTCTCAATGGACATGGAGCGTTTCCCGGTACGAATGAACTGTACCGTATCTTCCAGGAACCCGCGTTGATGCACAGTTAAGTTACCGTGCATATCTTGCGCTTTGAGGAACTGATGGAAATCCCCAAACAGGTCAAGACCACGGTTAATGATCTTGCGTTGGAAATCCCAGCTGTGCGTAAAGCCAGATGGGTCAGATGCCAGCAAAGCGCAGGACTCAACCACAAGGCTATCCGGACCGTCGCCGCGACGCTTGTCGTCATATAACGGAACACGGAAACCCTGAGGCGTAATATCGTAAGCGATAGGCCTCATTCATCGATCCCCATTTTCTTGCGCATTTCTTTCAGGTCGTAGTCCAGCTGTTTGAGCTCGTCTTCGGCCGCCAGGATCATTTTATCCGTAACAGCGTCAGGCTGGTTCAGTACAGCAGCACGATACTGAGAGATACGGAGTTCCAGTGCTTTCTTATCGGCTTCTGCTTTCAGATAACGCAGAGCACGCTTCTCTGCAAAGCGCAGACCGAAGAACATGATCACATCGGATACAACCGGGACGTAACCCATACGCAGCGGATCAAGGCGGTTACCCACCTGCGCCAGCACAGCAGCTTCTTTCGATGGATCGTAGACAATGTCCGGAACCGTTTCGATAGTAGCCATGATCTTAGCCATAGGCTGACTGAAGATCTGGAGGCAGCGAGCGTAGTTCTCAGCGTGCTTCTCCAGGTACTTGATTTCAGATGCAGAGAATGGCTCCGGCATACCCGACTGCGACTTGAAGTTCTTCACTTCTTTGCCGAAGGTATAAAGGAGGACTGAACGACTGTAATAACAGACGAAGTCCATCAGGCCCAGCAACTGAAGAATCGTGCCTTTACGATAGCTCATGCCGAGCTTGTCGATGACAGTACCTTTGATCGTGTGCTCAGCAAAACGTTCGAACTGATCGTAGCCAGCAGAAATATTCGACAACACCAACGTTACTGTTTCAACGAAGTTATTGTTTTTATAGTTCGGCAGAGTGCGAGCAATCAGGCTGTTGATCTTAACAACCTGAGAGGATTTGAACGGACGCGGGCCAACGAACAGTTTAGCTTCCACCGTAGTGCGGTACGGTGCCAGTGTTTCAGTTTCGAGGATCTTACGAGTGTTCGCAATCTCTTCACGAATCTGACGTGCTTCCAGGGTAGGAGCAAGAACTTCAACGATTTTATTAAGCATGACTGTTCCTTAGAAAGAAGGGGCCTTCATCTGACTGAAGTCCTGCATCAGGCGCAGTACGTCGGTTGACTTATCTTCTTTACCTTTCTGCTCCATCTGGCGGAAGGTAACGCGGCTGTGGTTCTTGCACTTACGGTAGTAAGCAGTAACCATCTCAGCTTCGCGGTCAAAGACGTAGAGTACCATCATTGAGGACTTCTCAAACAGACGGTTACGATCTGACGGGTTCGACAGGTCGATGTTCAGGCGACGTTCGATCTTCATCGCAGTCTCTTCCGAGATGTTATAGATGTTCGATGCCGTTGCGACAGAAGGACGACCGCTCAGCCAACCGGCCAGCTTATTACGACGAGCGTTTTCAATTGAACGCAAATACAGGCCGTTCGGATCTTTAACGATCGTTTTCATGTGGTTGTCAATAAGATCACCACAAGCAACGAAGTCTTGCAGGAAGCGAATAGCACCCGCTTTCAGCTTGATCTTACGTTCCTTCGGATCCGGCTTCAGGTTTTCAGCCAGTGCACACAGTTCACCAGAGATAACATCACCCGGAGACGGTAGTGTGTTCAGACGGGCAGTTACCGGCACGGTGAACGACTTATCGTCAACACGAATGTTCACTTCCAGCATTTTACCGATGTTCAGGTTCGCCTGATCGGCCATAGCCTTCAGCGTGTCCTTACCAATCGTTTGCTGGATAACTTCACCGTCTGCACCATCAGCTTCCATAGACACGAGGTTATGGAGGCTACCAATTGGCGGCAGACCGAACTTCAGCGCAGCAGATTCGGTAGAGATCGCACCGATCAAACCAGCAACGCTATCAGCAGCGGTGTTCATCGGATCACGGGTCGGGTTGAATTTACCCAGACGGCTAAGAATACTAACGCCGTTGATTTCACTCGCACCCAGCTGTACTGCTGTAAGATAAAGAGAAGAGAACATTGTCAGCTGAACTTGCAGGGCAGACTCAAGACATGAGAGGCCCATAAGTCCAGAATCGATCAGAGCGATTGGTTCCAGACGAGTGTCAGCGGTGTATTCAACCAGAGAATCGCCGCGAGAACGGACAAGCTCCGGTAAGCCGGTAATCAACTCCAATGGTGTGAGGGCACCGGCAGCGGCGTTTAACAAAACATTTCCAGTCATAATTCATTTCCTGTCGAGGAATAAAGATATGGGTTCGAGAGAAGAAGAATTCCGGCGCAGCCTAGACCAGCTTAGTCGGAGCATGGGTTACGGTACATATAAGGGCCAGGCCTACGATATGTTCCGTGGCTACAATTTCCGCGCTAACGGTTTGGCTACGCCCGCTAACACTGATCAGGTTGGTTACACTTTTATTACACGGCCAGAACTCAACCTGACGGACAAGAATCTATCACAAGATAGGTATCTCAGTCCTTTGCTCACTGGTAACCAATACACGATTCAGCGTGCAATACGTGCACTGCTAGATCCGCATTGTGTCAATAATGGTTACGGTACGCCGATAATTAATAATAACCATGCGTTCCTTACTATCCTCACCAATACCATCTCTGACGTATCAGGGTGGCCCGATAACACGATGGCTGACTATGTTGAGCCTGAAGGTATCATGGGTGAAGCGATTGCGATGGCGGATGGTTATTATCGTTTCCGCGGGGCTTTTGATCTTACGTGTTCATTCGTGAATACAGAAGGTGCCCCGGTACTTAAGATTTTGGATACGATGCTCATCTATATGGAGAACGTACTCGGGATCACTATGGTGCCGTATGCGGACAACAACATCGAGAACCGTATGGATTACACCATGCGCATGTATCGATTGATCATGGATCCATCACGTCGTTTCGTACAGCACATCATGGCTAACGGGTATATGTATCCGAAGACCAACCCGTGGGGTGCGATTGCCAACTTCAGTTCGGCTGAAAACTTTGACCGTAGCAATGAGAAGGTCAACATTCAGTTCCGTTCTGTTGGGGCCCAGTACAACGATCCTATTTTGCCGTGGGAGTTTAACCAGACAGTTGGCTTGTTCAACCGTGACCTGGAACTCATTGATAATGATGCTAGCGGTATTGCTGCATTATTAGACGGTAAGATGAAACTTGCTCGTGGTGAACGTTACGTACAGATTCCTAACGCTTACCTCGACTACTACAACTACGAGTGCTACCCGCTCATTCACCCAGTTACCTGGGAACTGATGTGGTTCATGGAGTCTGAGCGTTATAATGAAATCGCTCGTGAGCTCCAGCAGAACATCACCATCAGTCCAGAGAAGCTTAATGATGCTGCGGACGGTAGTGCAATGGCTAACCCTACCTACGGCTATAAGTCCGGGGCCTTAGACGAAGAGGTTGATATTAATGGCTGATTATGATATCTTAAAGCGCACACGTCTTGCGGTAAGAAACCCTTGGGCTTTTGTCCAGACAGGGATCGACTATATCGAAGCAAGACTTCAGGGTAAGGTCGTTCCTGATCCTTTATCGCCGATGGTTCAACAGTTGGAAATCTCGTCTGCACAAGCTTGTGTTCAGATTGAAGAATCAATGGCAGGTGATCGCCGTAACTATTCCGTGCTGTCACGTACCATGCGTGACTTGTACGCTAACGCATCTGACTACGACATGGTTGACCGCTGGTCACAGCCCGCAACGGTCAAGATGCACGTCATGTTCCCGCGTGAAGAACTTGTGGGACAGATGATTACCGTACCAGGTTCTCAATTACGTAAGGTTGTTATTCCCCGTAATACCGAGATCTTCATTGATAACCAAACCAGCTTGCTGTTGCTGTACCCGATCGAGATTCGCCAGCCTGTACATAAAGGTGTTACGAATACCAAAGCGCCGTTGATGATCGTATCTAACACCGACAAGAAATCTCCTCTGATGTCTCTTGACGACAACGTCGTTGACTGGTATATCACGCGCTCTCCGGAAGGACGTGAGTTCCTGGACATCACGATGGAAATGTTGCAGCTTACGCGCAGTGTCAGCAAAGACACTATCGAAGGTGGTACGTATGTCTTTAACCAGGCGTACTCGGACTACTTCCATAACAGTCGCGTATTCTTCGGTTCTGATGATGGCGGTTGGACTGAGTTTGCAACAACGTACTCTGAGTTCGTTTATTCTGCAACCAAGCCAACAGTTATCGTTACCGTGGAAGAAAACGTGGTTAACTACCGCATTCCTCCGGTATACATCAATAACGGTCTTGTACCGGCCGGTACGGGCATTCGCTTCGATGTCTATACTACCAAGGGACCAATGGAGCGCGACCTCTCTACGTTGCAGGCAGCGAGCTTTAAGGTTAACTGGAAAGAAGATCTCGACGATCCTTCTCTGGAACCTTACGCAGCCCCAATTCGTAGCCTGGAGCATTCTCTGTACTCAGCCGAATCTCTCAGTGGCGGTTCATTAGGCTTGACGTTCAATGAGATGCAGAACCTGATCATCAATAACGTTTCTATCATCGACGTTCCTATTACTCCGGCACAGATCGAATCTCGCCTGGGGACGATGGGCTTCGACGTGATTAAGAACCGTGATGACCTGACTGACCGTGTGTACCTGGCATCCAAAACACTTTCTCCTGCCACTGCGTCTAACTTCACTGCTGCACCTAGCTGTGGGATTATGGCACTCCAGGTTAAAGCGGATGACTTGGTTAAATACCCAGGCGTCTACGACAACGGTAATCGTGTTACTATCAGCCCAGCTACACTGTTCCGTATTAATGATGGTATTCTGTCATTGGTCGAAGCAGACAAGTACCCTGAGCTCGTAGCTAATACGACTGAGACACTGATCAACACGATCAACTCTGCTCACTATGTCTTCAGTCCTTTCCATTACGTACTGGACACGAACGACAATAACTTCGCACTGCGTCCGTACCGTTTGGAGAATCCTCGCCAAACAACTCGTGAGTTTATTCACGAGAACGAAACAACGCAGCTTGAGATCTCCACTACGGCATTTGACCTTCAGCGAACTGATGATGGTTACATGTTAACGATTGTGGCTCAGGTGGGTGCGAACTGGCAGGCGTTACGTGAAGACCAGCGCTTTGCGCAGATTGGCTTCATTCCTTACGGTGAAGTTAACTACGCATACCTGAACGGACGTTACGTCGGTAGGATTGAACAGAACCAGGCTGTGTACGATACCTGGGAGTTCCCAATCCACTGTACGTTTGACCTGGACGGCAATGACAACTTAATCGTTGACAACTTTGCTATCTTTACGTCAGTTCCTCGTTCCCTTCCTTTACCTCTGTCAACTGACTTTGTCCTGACTTACTCCGTGACTGATTACATCGTTGACGGTTTAGACTACAGCGACGTAGACGGTTACCTGGGTAAAACCTTACTGCCGTTGGATATCTACGGCGTTACGGTTGAGAAGGTTGGACTGGAGTTAGGTACAGCGCTGAAGAGTCTCTGGGCTAACTGTCGTTCTCTTGGCGGAGCAACTGAGTTTAAGAAATACGCTCAGGATGTCTTGGCCGTTTGGGAAGACGATGTCTACGAAATGGATCCGGTCACCAAAGCCCGTAAGTTTACCATTGGTGCTGATGGGAAAGTAATCTTTAACAAGTTACATTCCAAAGGCGATCCGGTAATGGTCGATGGCAAGCAGAAAGTTCTTTATCCGAAGAACAGTCTGATCATCGATGAGGCGACCAAGGAACCTATCCCGGTTAGCGAGCGTCCTATTCTCCGTCTCTCTGAGATCTTCATGGTAGACGGCGTTTACTACTACGCTAACGACACAACGTCTAAGACGGATCTTAAGTTCTTGTCTGACAGCATTGTGGATACGTACATCCCTGCCCTGGAAACACTCTCGAAGCGTAAGCTTGAGAAGACGAACATCTTCCTGTATCCGAAGAAGACACTGAGTAACATCCCAGTGTTGATTGACGATGCAGTGGAGGTTAATATCCAATCACAGCTGACGTTCCAGTTTATCCTGTACGCCACCGAAACCGGTTATCGCGATAACGACTTCCGCGGTATGGTTGAGAGTCTCTGTAATTCTTCTATTTCAGCAGTACTCAAAAACCGTACAGTGTCGACAGCAGCGATTACGTCCAAGATCGTACAGAACGTAGATGATCGTCTGAGTGGCTTTAAGATGACAATGCTTAGCGACGGTAAAGAAATCGCCACCTTTACAACGGCGGATGATGCTTACCGTGCAACAGTACGTCGCCTGGCTGCTTTAAACGACGATGGTAAAATCATCGTTAAAGAAGACATCAAGTTCGAGTGGGATCTTCACCTCCCTGAAAAGTAACAGCACAATCCTCCCTCTCCCCGCAAGGGGAGAGGGAGTTGTGTCAGCTACGAGTAACTACGACGTATTTACTGCCAAATTCACGTGCCACGTTCAGGAACTTACGATGTTCTTTACCGATAAGTTCGTTGATCATGATAGGGAAGTTGATCAGGGTATTACGTTGACCCAACTGGCCGATGATGGTGGTCATCATCTGCATCGCTTTAACAGCGGTAGCGCCGTAAGACTCCTTATGCTTCTCTCTGAACGATTCGCCGATCTTCTTGATCTCTTCAGCAGTCTTGTCCAACTCATCGATACCCTTGTCCAGATCTTCCTGGGGGATATAGAAGTAGTGGTTAGTGAAGCCGCCAGAATCTTCCTGGTCATCAAGACAATTGATCGAGTTAACGATATCGTCATTAACGCGCTTCAGTCGCTGTCCTTTGATATCCGCAGGACGTAGCTTAGAAGGTTTCTCCATTTCCTTCTTGAAGCGTTCCATGAGCTCTGCGGTTGCTTCTTTAAGGGTCTTAGCCCCGCCGGAAGAAACGCCACATGCTTTCATGAATACCTGGTACTGATCCCACTTGTGCATGGAGAAGCCAGACTCTTCCATGGACTGAGAGATTGCAGCCAGCGAGTTGAGATCTTTCTCAGTCACTTCACCTGCTTCGATGTCACTGAAGTCTTTCAGCTTATCAATAACAGATTCCAGCAACTGACGCTCTTTCGCGTAGCGATCCATGAACGCAGGTACAAACTGAGAGAACGCACGAGAGTACGAAGGGTTACCGTACATTATCTTTTCAACAAAGATAGTACGGGCATCCAGGTAACGAGCAACATCGTCATCGTACTTCTTCTTACCGTCTGCGTCTAAGCCTGCTTCCGGGTCAAGACCCTTCTGAGCTTTTTCTGCTTCGGCAATATCCGATTCGAGTTGTTCGATTTCCTTTTTGTAGTCTTCGTCGCTTTTCCCGCCATTGAACTTGGCAGAGCCACCGCCACCGCCTCCACCCGCAGTACTACGTACGCGGCCAATGAACCACTTGACGACTTTATAAAGAAGCGCCAAGCCCGCAACGATACCCGCAGCAATAAAACCAGCACGACGAACGTCGATCTCTTCAAGAGCAACGGTCAGACCAGTTTTGGATTTACGCTCAGTGAACGCGCCGATTGGATAAGATTCGATAGCAACGCCACTGGTCGCTTCTACTTCTTCCATGTCACGGCGATTTACTTGACCGGAGTCAGTAATGTTATCACGGATACGCTCAAGTTCGGAAACCAGTTTCTCACCGGTGTTCTTACGAACTTCTTCATCTGCATGGGCACGGTTAAGTTCCATGAGATGAGTGTGGAGATCTTCCCCGTTAGGATCGATCAGCGTGAACATCGGGTTCGACTGACCGTTAACAGGAAGTACAATAGAACGTGTCATTGTACAGGTTCCTTAAACAGAGTTTGTTGGCACATGACGACAACGGATTCCAGAACTTCGAATTCTTCAAGCTCTTCTAACTTGCCCAGCTGGAAGAATAAGAACTCCCAGATGCACTTCATCGTTGCATCGAGTAACGACACAAAGATCTTAGTGAGGCTCAGTAACGTCACCATCCCATTACGGATAATTAACGCCCACTCAGCCAGGCAGGTTAAGCCAGGTATTCCGTCTTCATCAAAGTTAAGTTCGCTCACCGCAGTGATTTGTCGCGTTATACGCTCCAGAGCGTCCGTAGGAGAGTCTCCAGCCTTCGCCAGTAGTCGTACAGGCAGATCAACGTAAGAACGCGACATAGACCAGCACAGGACGTTTGACTCGGTTTCTACCCGAGCGTAATTACTAGCCTGGTCTTTGAGATCATTTAAGATCTTAACTTGCTGATCGAAGACGTTAGCTTCATCAGAACCAATAACAAGAGCCAGCAGTGCACCGGGACTTGTTTCATTGAAAGAACTTTTGTAGTCTTCCAGTGTCTGTTCATCCAGCGGCCCTTCCTGAATATTTAAGGAAGAGATATATTCGCCGAAGTAACGGAGGAACTGATCGAAGTTCTGGATCTCAGTGAATACGCCAGAGGCTGCTGCTACTGTACGACTACTCACCATGTCATCGTTAACTAACGACTCTACGAAGAGTGTACGTAATGCACAGAGCGTTTCACGTGCAGCCATTACCTTAGCGTCATCACGGGCCAGTTTGAAAGGTACGATCTGATCCAGGTAAGAACTATAACGAGCAACCTCGAGAATAATATCCTGGATCTCAGCACACTCTAACGCAATGGATTCAAATGCCGACATTGCGCTAGTCGCGATGGAGAGTTGTTCAGTTGCAAACTTGCGCTTAGCTCCGGGATCTTCCGGGATCAAATCTGCCGAAACGGCGTCACAGGACGCCATCTCAGAAAGCTTAGCTCTTTTGGCGATACTGAACAATCTCTTCTCATCGTAGAACTTTCTAAGACGCGAAGAGAGTTCCATAACTACACGCCTGAGGAGGCACTAGGCTCTTCCAAAAGAATACGCTCAATGCGATCCATGGACGCAATGCCAGCGGAGATCACTGTACCAGCCACTTCATCGTCGAACGAGAACCCAGCCAGGTAATCTTTGATCGGGCAGCTGCCGCGAGCAATAGACATTAGTTTCTGCGGGTCACGACTGTAGACCATATCGTAACGAGTACAGAAGATGGTCTTGGTCGCCTGCGCGATTTCCGTTACGTCGATCAGGAAACGTTCGTTGAAATCGGAGATAAAGCGGTTAACGCGGTTCATCTGATGCTGAATATAATACAGCTCAGGAGTCGCGCCCTTTTCCAGGCGCTGCGTCGGTAAAGGAAGAGAGAAAGCCAGGGCGATAGCAAGTGCCATGGAGATACGGGTTTTGTCAGAGCCCAGAGCAGAGGTCAGGGGCTGAACTACATCATCAACAACAGAGCGTTTCATGTAAGTCTCCTACGCTAATTTCTTAAGTTTGGCGGCTTCAACGAAAATCTCGTTGTTTACCAACTGTTCAAGTTCCTGGATCTCTTTACCCATCTTCACCTGACGGCGAGTATAAGGAGAGACGACCAGCCAGAATTTCTCAAAGAACGAATGACGATCTTTCACGTTATCCAGCGCACGGTTGATGGCTTCAATATCGGCCAGCAGCGATGCACTACGTTCTTTATTGATGCCTTTGTCTTTCAGTTGAGCAATGAGTTCATTACGCAACTTAACCAGGCGCTCATGCGGGTTATCGTACTCGCGCTGATGCGGGGACGCGGACAGGTAAACGAAGATGATCACCAGACCGATGATGTTCAACAGCAATGCGTTAGCCGTAATCAACAGGAACACGCCGAGGAACTTACCGATCTCTACCATCAGGTATTTGAACGTCCCGCGGTAATACATCGGTTCGTAGATACCGTAGAGCTTGTCCAGCGCAGAAGCCAGTTCACCAGCGCAGCCCATACGAGCAGCATACTGATCACTGAGTGCTTCCCAGCTACGCATGTCGTACAGCGTCGTACCGTACTGAGAGCGGCTGGATTCGATGATGTCGGACAGCACAACAGTTGCAATAGAACCTTCGTTCTCAGATTCAGCAACGCGCACTTTGTCGGAGATGGTAACACCGGTTTCGGATTCGAAGTCGCGGATCAGTTTGTAACGAGCTTCTTTCTCGTTAACCTTCATCGTCTCACGCACAAACCCGTCAAGGATATACGCCGTACGGAAGGTCTGGCCAAGTGTCGCGAAGTACGTAATCACGTGACCGATTTCATGGATGATCATGCCGGTGATCTCACCGCTCGTCAGACGAATCTGACCGTAGCCGTCGATAGCACCTTTAGTGATCCAGATCTCGGAAGTCAACTTACTGAACACGCCAGAGACTTTGCCCGTTTCAAAGTCTACACCACCAAACGCCGCACCGTTGGTAAAGTTGATAGAGTTGATACCATCCGTGTTTGCATTGAACGCACGACGCCATTCATTGACAAGGGGGTGGTTCTTATCGACCTTAGGAGGGATCACATAAGCGTTAGGCACGAGAGTCGTGTCCAGACCAACCTGAACGCTGAGGTTGGTGTGTTTCTTTATTACAGCGGCAATACGGGCGATGTCTAACTTGCCAGTACCGCGAGATTCTTCAATGGCGTTGGTAAGCTCCATTCGAAAAATATTGGAGACTTGAAAGGCTACGGCAGCCTCAAGACTCACTTCGGGGGTTGAAAAGATGCGCGTCATTTTAGTTCCTTAGTAACCGTGCGGAATGATGTACACAAAAAATGACCAGGTACAGTGATTTCATAATAGAAGTCAATGTTTATTCCTATAGAACACATTTTACTTTTACTAACGGATTGGAGCGAATCGTGAGCAAGAAGATCATTGGCTACGAATTCAAACATAGCTCTTACGTCGTCTCCCAAGCGAACCAGACCGACGATGCTGTAATCATCAAAGAACGAATTCATTACGACGATAATACAACTGAACCGAACATTCGTATTATTCGAAACTTCCAGAAACCTTTTTACGTTGTGCGTGATAGCTACCGAACCTTTAAGCAAAAACGTGCATGGATACCTTTAGAATGGTGTCGTGAGTACAAGTCTAACCAGCGTCAACTTAAAGATGCTGCTGCTCGTGCATTGAAAATGGGAACAAACGGTGGGATGAAGATCATCAACCGTAACCCGTTTATTGCCGGTACTGACGTTTCACCCCAGGTACTGTTAAAACACAAGTACCGTACAAAATACCCTGACCTGGTTACCTATAACACAACCTGTCACCTCGATATCGAGACTGACATGAATACAAAGGAAAGGGCGATCAACATGGTTTCAGTATCCATGGGCGATCGTTTATTCCAGGCAGTGGTACAGAGTTTCCTGGGAACAATCCAGAACCCTGTTGAAAAGATCATGAAAAAACAGGAAGAGGAGATCATTCCTTTATTACTCGAAGGCAAGTTAAAGAAATGCTGGAAGAAGTATTGTAAAGAGAATGGTGTCAGTGAGAAAGATCTTCCTTACGAAAAGTGGTATCAGCTCAACTCTGTGACATTACCGGTTAAGCGTCAAGATATTAAGCTCGAGACAGAAGTGATTGTTGTTAACACTCCTGCTAAAGCTGTTGTTGAAACGTTCAAACGCGTACACGAATGGAAACCAGACATCCTGTCTATTTGGAACCTTCCCTTCGACTTGGGTAACATGACCAAAGCGTTGGAGAAAGAAGGATACGATCCAAAAGACATTTACTGCGATCCATGTATTCCACGTGACCTGCGTTACTTCAACTTCCGTGAAGGTGCGGCTAAGATTGAAGATGCGAATGGCAAAGCAGAATCTAAAGACCCGTGGGATCGCTGGCACGCTGTTACAGCACCGTCTGCATTCTTCTGGGCTGACCAGATGTCAGTACGTCGTTTCGTACGCCGTCACTTGTCTAAAGAACCTTCTTACTCTCTGGGTAGTATTCTGGAGAAAGAGCTGGGACACGGTAAGTTAAAAGGTGATGACCTGACGAACTCCACCGGCGCAGACTGGCACCGTGATATGCAGGCCAACCATAAGATCTTCTACTGCGTTTATAACCAGTGGGATAACTTAGGGGCCCAGCAGCTTGATGAAGCTACGTTAGACTTATGCTTCACCTTCCCTAACCAATGTCAGTTCTCAGAACTGCAATCATACGGTTCACAGGGGAGAAAGTTAGGGGATGACTTGTACTTCTTCTTGCTGGAACAAGGATTCGTCTTGAGCGGTGTATCCGACCAGATGGAAACGGAGATGGATAAACATTCCGTTAGTCTTGAAGGTTGGATCTGTACATTGGCAGCTCACCTTATACACCACGAGATGGGAAGGAAGGTACTTACTGAATCAGGTGGCGTGTTTACGAAGATTGTTAAACTCGTACTTGATATTGACGTTAAGTCTTCTTATCCGTCAACAGGTGTATGGATGAACATTGCTCGTGATACGATCTACCGTGTCATGTGCTCAATGGCTGGTATTGACTTCGAACAACAACGGCGTGCAGGTATTAACTTACCTTCTGGTCGCGTCAACGCAATTGATATCGGTACTACGATTTGTAACATGCCTCGTCCAGTTGAATGGATGCGCAGTTACGAACGTAAGATCGGTTATAAACGTGAGGTAGCATAATGGCTGATTTGAAAACAACCGAAGTAACCCACGAAATAACTTTCAGTGGTCATATCGTCCATGGCCCCGAAGCACGTGAGCTCGCTAAGAAGATTTTTGGCGAGCAACTTCGACGGTTCCAGGAAGTGGGTGTCGGTAACAATAACTCTATCGACATCATGAAGATCGCTACGCGAAAGGTGGGCGATCCGCTATGAATGAATTTGAATCTTCCACCGAGGAAACAAACATAGCTGAGGGAATGGAGCAGGCATTGCTAATAGGGAGAGGAATGACTCGACCCTCTGCTCTTTTCCCTTGGATCGATCCTTTTCCCTTTGTATTAAGGGAGGAAGAAGCCATCGCCAGACCATCTTATCAGCTTCGGCGTGAAGAGACTTACTCTCGTCGTATCCGAAGTCAAAGCCGCGTTAAGAAAGGTCCAGGTAAAGGCCGTTACCGCCATCTGCACCGGAAATACGACAGGATATATATTGCGTATTACGGGATAAGAAATTAGCTCCAATTCTATTGAGGGTAAATAGTTTTTGGAGGCTTCATGTTAGAAGCGATACTATCAGGGAAGAACCTAATTGCGGGAAATGTCGATTATGGTTCTTTCGTCAAAGCTGTCTCTGGTTTCACGGATCTTGGAGCTACCGTAAGGCCTAATGGAACGGAAGGGTATTGTAGAACTACGTTGGATAATCTTTCCGGGAGCATGTGGGGAACTCCATGGGGAAATAGATTTACCTACGACTCCGCAATGAGTAGGATAGCACAACACTGTTTTCCTACCGTTGATTTGCTTAACGAAAACATCACTGGTAAAAGGGTCGTCGCTTTTAAGCTACACTATTTGGGTTCTAATCCCTCGTACGTATCCCTCACTCGAAATGGTTATGCTTCTTACAGCTACGGAACCTTCAATGGTTCACAGGTGTTAGACTTCCTCTATTTCGATAGTACAGCTGGTAAAGTAATGCGAGTCAATCCCCTGGGCATGTCTGCACCGGTAGCATGGGATGGAAAATTCATTTAAGTGACGGCACATGGCCCCTCTCTCCCGCAAGGGAGAGAGGGGTTTATGCTGCTACGAACAGATTTTGCTCATGTAGGTTTCCAGACGTTGACGCAACTCTGACTGACCTTGCAGGAAGTCCAGTGCCTGACGCTTGTTAAAGCGTGCCCATTGGACTTTGCGGCCTTTCGGATCGCTGAACACTTGCAGCAGATCGATAAACGCGGTGTAGGCTTTGAACGCCTGTTCGCCAGAAGGCTTCTTCATGAAGTTGATACGACGACGGACAGTAGAGCCATTGAATGCGCCGAACTTGTCTTCATGGAACTTACGGAACAGGAATTCCATACCGCCCATGAACTCGGAGCTTTCTTCGACAGTCACGATAGCGCGGATAGCGTTATACAGGCGAGACTGTTGTGCGTCGATGTACTCCGGCGTTACGCGAACGTTATCGGCCATCTTGACTTCATAGTCGTTGATGGTTGCGATAGCAGAGGAAACGATCGGACCGAATTTCTGATCACGTTCACGGGTCTGCGGGACAACCGGGGCAACATCACGTGCTGCGCCAGTCAGGCCTGCGTTTTCCTGACGAGTGTCAGTAGGATCAACTACCGATACTTTGTCGATACTGGCGTTCTGTGCGGCAGCGTTTGCGGTAGACAGTTCTTTGTCTTCCTGACCAGCCGCTTTCTCGCCACCTGCTGCCAACATAGCAGCAATGTTATCTGGATTGCTCATCTCAAACCTCTCAGTTAAAGTTACATAGTATTAACTAATCTTGCGAATGTCGAAATAATAGATCTTCGCTACTAAAGGCATTGTCCCACCAACTGCGGAGAAGGCATGTCGACCTAAACCTAACTCTTCGCCGTAAAACTTAGTAATACCTGCGTTATAGGACTTGACCAATTTATCATTGAAGTAAATAGAGGTCTTGTTGATCTGACAAACAATCTTTATCTTACCAATAGTTTTTCGTGGTATTACCGTTCCTGGATAGAAAGGGTTCTGCCCAACGTTAACCGCAAGTTCACGGTAGTGTCCTTCTAAAGCGTTTGGGGTAGCCACTACGGTAAACAAAACATAATCACCGTTCTGTCTTACCGGACGGCCATCAAAAATACACGGGCCGTAACCACCGCCAGTATCTTCTATATCGCCTATTGTTATATTTATTTCTACTTCATTACACGATAGCTTAGCGTTACCGAATGTAACAACGTCAGCCCAACTTGTACCGGGCATTTGAATAAAGCTACCATTAGCATCGCTCCCTACGGAAACATTCCCTCCCCGCGCTACAGGGATTGATAACGGACCTCTATCAACTATGTCATTCACCGTATTAAAATCTTTAAGCTGGAATATCACAGTCGATGAGACAGGAGATACCCCTGATAATAGATTCTCTAACATATCCCTGCCCTTGTTGAATTGATTGTCATACAAAAAAATAAAAGGGACCCGAAGGTCCCTCTATTAAGTGCCGTTACCGAACTTAGCTGCTACGTGAACTTCTACGAGTTCTTCTAATAATGCACCAAGCTCAGCTTCTTGCTCGGAATTATCTTCTTCATCTAACTGAGTCAGATCAATTTTTCTTTCCACCGAAATCCACCTTGACAACATTATCGCTATCATTACCAGGAACTATCGTCGCTTTTAAGTTACGATAGAACTCTGCCACAAAACTATCAGGTAACCCTAGCACTAATTCACCGTAGGGTGTTTTGAGAGTAGGGGTGTTGATCGGTCCAGCGAACGCCATCCCCTGAATCTGGATGTAGTTGATTTCCAGATCATCGAATTCGGGGAAAGACTCGAGGAAGCGTTTAGTCAGTTCCTTATAATGGAAAGCGAGTTCATTGTAATTCTTTTCAAAAAGAACAATGTGCATAACGCTTTTGATCAGGCCTACGCCGTTACATTGGAGAAGCTCGTAAGGCATAAGTGCCTTTTCGTTGATCCGGGCTACCTTAAGCTGTTTAGCCTCGTAGTCCAGCATAGTTAACCCGTCAACAAGTCTAGCGCGTAAGAATTCAGAAACTTCCATAGTGACCTCAGCGTTCAAAGACGCGGTAGAAGTATAGGTTATCGCGTACGCCAACCGACAGCTTTTCAGAGTTGTCATTAACCGCGCGTTCGATCATTGCCGCAAGTGCATCATCGATCTTGATCTTTTCTTTCAGCGGTGCTTTAACGCCAAAAGAGTTAACGAATGCCTGGAGCCGAGTCCGTAATTCTTCTTTGGTTTTAACAGAGAACGTGTCCGATACATTTTCTACTTCTTTTCTGGACTTGTTTACTACGATCCTGTTAGTTCCGGTAACACTAACCGTTACAATAATTTCCATCCTAATAGTCCTCAGGGTTGGGTTTCATTATAAGGGAGAAAGGATTAATATTTTACAAAAAAAAAAGAAGGGCCGAAGCCCTTACTTTTTAGTCTATCACAAAAGGATCTGTCGGTGGAGTAAACGCTGCTGTATACCGAGCTATGTTCGAGATACGGATTTGATCAAGGTGAGCTCCGGAGTGAATCTCGCCCGAACCAATGACCATTCGCTGGTTGATGTTTCCCCACCCCTTGGGAAGGAACGGTATACCAATAATCTTACCGTCCACAAACAACCTTACTTTATCGTTGGCTGTTCCCGTAATCGCGACGTGAGTCCACTTACCGGTCGTCATAAAGGAAGAAGGCGCAGAAAGACTACCGCCCTCATCCTGAACATAGACATTACCGCCATACACTTTCAAGTCACTCTGAGAACTGCGACCAGAGTATAACCACCACACATTGTTAAGACTTGTGTTGTAGGTCCAGAACTCAATTGTGTAAGGTTGGTCAGGAGAGAATACGAGATCCTTTTTACTGGTAGCTGGAATAAGAATTCCCCCGGCGGTGCAGTTAAAGGAAAGTCCCCCGAACTTGGACTGCGTTGATCCTATTGACAGGTTAGAGTAATTCTCTATCAAGCGGGAAGGATTAGCCAGGTCGTTTAAACCTTTATCTGCCTGCATCAACAACAGAGTATTTGTCCCAATACCTCCCCCGGTCTTTCTAGAGGGGATTGTCTCTAACATCTTCACCTCACTCGGCGGTTCCCCGCCAATCCCACTTCTTAGTCTTCAGTGCTACACCGTGCATTTTCTTCATGAAGATATACATCAGCACTGAACCGATTACTGACGCCAAAGCGGCAGGCGAGTTAGGTTTGCCACGATAACGCGCGCCCAAACACTTCACACAGAAGTTAGGGCGTTTTGTCTTACAGTACTGCGGTGAGAAGACTTGTAGGATTTTACCTGAGTATGAATCGTAGTTATCTTCGGTGAGTTCAATGCGTGAACCACCGGGCCCCACTACAGAAGCACCAAGGTAGTCATCCTTATCCCTTGGTTTCAGGATTGTTGTCTTACCGTACTTAACCCCACAGTCTTCTTCGATGATGTTCGTGTTCAAGAAGAAGCGCTGAATGAACTTCGCACCTTCACCACCGAGTGCGGTCATTGCACCACGATAGAAAGAACCTTCGATCAATGCGTTGACCATGTAAGGGAGTTTGGTAATATCCCAACCTTCGGACAGAGGGCGGTCGATGAGAACGATCTTGTTCGGGTCGTTGAAGTCACGTTCGATACCGTACATCAAGAACGCCTTCGCACGAACAACGTCGAATGACTTACCTGGCTGGAGGTAACCACCTTCCGGATCATCTGCCTGGAACGCCACGTCCATGTCGATGAGTTCCTGCATGATCTTAGCAATAATTGCTGGATCATCGAGTTGGTCTTTATACTCGTTCAGAAGCTCTATACGACGTTTACGGATTTTAGGATCCGTGATTAGCGTGTGAGGCGATGCGGCCGGTACAGCGAGCTGCGTCCATCCAGAAAGCGAGTATGCAGCATCGTAGTAATAGTTCTCTAACGTATCAACGTAAATCTTAGTTTCATCACGTGCTTGGCCTACGTCTGGCAGAGATTCTAACTTAGATGCAATGATCGCTTCTACTTTCTTGATGGAGAACTGCCCCATCTGGAAAGGTATCAGGTCACCGAACGGATAACAGAGGACGCACTGGTTGACGAGGAGGTTTCCAATCCAGGTGGTAATGGGTTCTTTGACGTTCGCAATATCACCCGGTTCCAGATTAATCTCTTCCTTGAAGCGGAAGAAAGGCGTGCCTTTCTTGTAGCCATCGACAGGCTCCCACTCATTCGTCGTAGGGTTAAGGAATACAGGCGTACCTTTGAAATCAAACAATTGGTACGGATGCTCTTCGTGAGGATAACGTGGCGGTTCATCCTTGCGCAGACCCGGTGACGGGTTAATCGTCGCGTCTACCGTTTCCGGCTTAGGTGGTAAATCCACGATCCCCATAGAGTCAATAAGCCAGGTCTTGTAGTAGCAAGCTCCAGCCTTGACCGCAAGTTTAAGGTATTGAATACGATCCATTTAAGACCCCGTTGTAAATTCGACCATGTCCTCAGATGTTAAGTAGATAGTCGGGATGGTTTTCTTTTTGTCCATGTAGGCTTTAGCGAGTCGATGGATACCGTCGAGGACACGCATCTTACCGTTCTCTTTAAGAACAATAATTGGCTTGGACGTATCTGCATCTTTGACCCGCTTAACCTGCCGCGCGATTTCAATCACGGTAGGGGAAGTGATCTTACCTGTAGAATCGTTGAGGATAGTCCAGAGATCATCCATTGTTCCGCCTTTACCTAACTGACGGAAAGTGGAGAGTTTGACTTCCTCGACAGGCTTATCTTTACAGAACGCTACCAAATCGCTGATAGCGTATTCTTTTTCTTTATAGATAAACGTGTCGCCTTTCGAACCACCTAATATTCTTTTGGTAATGCTCATTATACTACCTCGAGGTCAATTCGGTTTAAGGCACGACCGATCCCCATCATGAGATCAGCTTTGTCGTCGAAACGAGATTGTACGTACTCGCCCACGACTTCCTTGATCTTTTTAATCGGCGTGTTAGCCATAACAGCAGCCAAACATAATAGAGCAGCAACGTGACTGGGTTCTTTGACCTCATCCGCCGGAACTAAAGCTAAGGCGTATTTACCGAGATCGTCACCGAACTTCCAACCCTGGGCCAGCATGTCATAAGCTGCGCGAGTTTGGAACTTGTCAGAAAGCTTAGCCAAGTACGCAATACGCTCGAGCTCTTCCTGACTGTACGTTGGTTCCAGCTCCATTGCTTTGATGGTTTCCTGGCTAGTCAGACGCATCTTCTTAATAATAGCAGTCGACACGTCAGAGATAATCTCCATGACAGCTTCTACTTTATTATACGACGTAATAGATGCAACCATCTCGCCGATGAGTTCAGTTGCAGGAACTTCCTGCTCAAGCATTAATAGTAGCTCGTTCTGATCATCGTAACGATCATAGTCGTACAGCATCTTAGCCAGATACGTCATGGGTTCAACTGAACGAGCATCTACCATATCCATCGACAGATAGATACCAAACTCTTCAATTGTACCGCGCAGGTTTCCGATTAAGAGGTTGTCGAAATCAGCCAGGTTAGAGACTGTATCTGATTCAAACATACTGTCATGGAAATTGTCAAAAATCAGATCGTAGATCGAAAGGTCTTTGAGTAATAAAATACTCACTGATTCTTTATATATGACCATACGTTCTGGAGTGGTAATATTCGCAAGTGCATCAAGGATTTTATGGTGCATGATAAATTCTCCGTCCATTCACATATAACTACCTACTATTTTCATTAAAGAGGATTCTTAAGATGCCGGTTTCTAAAAATAAGCGCAAGAACCAGAAAAACGTTGACCAACGTGCTCAGAAACGTGCTCAGCGTTTGAAGAAAGAAAACTCAGGTCTGAACATCCTGGGCAAAGCCCTTGTTCAGTTTAACGAGATTCGTAACAACGTCCGCAAGCTTGCCCGCATGTACGTCGACGTTACGCAGGCTATTCCGGGTTACCAGGAAACTAACCCTGATGTAATGCCGGGCCTGCAACTGGCTATCGCTGCGCTGAAAGATGTTAACGCTCAGTATGATGCGTTGTCTGCACGTGTTGCTGAACTGGCGAAGAACCCGCCACGCAGCGAAATGGAGTACCTGCCGGAGATGTCTGCTTTCGAGCACATGAACATCACCTTCACTCAGGACTTCATGAACAACTTCATGCCGGTTATCGAAGTCCTGGAAAAACTGGGCGATGTTAAAGGTAACGACGTTGCCCTGATCAAAGAAACCCGTGAGGCGATGGCAGAAGCTAAGCCTCAGTTCGAAACCAAAGTAGACTAAGGTAAAACGATGTCTGAACAAGATAAAGAAGTCGGTTTGGGGGCAATCCCCGAACCAATTCAACCGCCGGAACCGCTCGCTGCTCTGCCTGAGAGCAACCCTACTCCTCCTCCGGTCGATATCTTAGCGGATGAAGCTCCGGTAGATGAGCTGGACTTACCTACTCAGGTTAAAGAGCCAGAACCCGAGCCTGTACCGGTGCAGCCAGTAGTAGAGGAACAAGCATCTACTACTATCGAAGAAGGTTCTGAGGAAGAGCCTGCGCAGGAAAAGTCTATCTGGGATGATTGCGAAGACTACGAAGTCGATCCAGAAAACCTGCGTAACCTGCAACCAGTGTTCCAGTACGAAGATGCACCGTATGGTGCAGACATCGCGCTGCCGCCTACTACTGACCCTAACATGACTGTTCTGGCCGGTAGTAAGGATATTCAGTCCGAGCGTGACTTCATCTGGATGGTTAACAGCCAACAAGCTGCTCGTGTATCGCCTAAAGACGATATCATGATGCGCCGCATTCAGCGTGAAGGTTCTGACTGGGGTCAGGCATTCCCGTATAACGATGCTGCCGGTAAACCGCAGAAGTTGGCTATGTTGCCTTCTGGTAAAAAGCTGGCAGTCGGTCCGGGTCAACGTCTTGAAGGTGGTGATGCACTTGACCGCTTCATGTACGGTACGACCATGGGTAGCCCGGTAACTGTCCCGCTGACTAACACGGGTATCTGGGTTAAGATCAGTCCTGCTGGCGCAAGCTTCTTGGCTGAGCTCGATCGTAGCCTGGCGTACGCCCGCATGCAAGTCGGTCTGGATACTAACGGCATGACCGGTTCTGTTGACGACCTCATCTTCCGTGAGATCATTAACGAAGCTGCGTTGAAGTTGGTTACTGCAACTAACTTCCCGGTGCGTAACCCAATGGACCTGCGTGAAATCATCGATGATGAAGATCACAAAACCTTGTCCTGGGCACTGGCTAAAGTTATCTATCCGAAAGGCGTCATGGTTTCTATTCCGTGTATCGACCCGACGTGTGGTGAAGTCAGTACGTTCCGTGCTAACCCTGCTCGTATGCACCTCATCGATCGCAGTAAGCTGAACGATAAGCAGATGCAATACCTGAGCCGCGGTATCTCTACGCCGATGTCTGCCGAAGACGTGGCGGATTACAAAGCGCAATTCAAGAAGAGCAGTAAGTACTCTGTTCGTATTGAAAACCGTGAGTTTATCTTCCGCTCTCCGACTGTTGCTCAGAAGCTGCAAATCGGTCGCGCTTGGTTGTCGACTGTTAACCAGGCTGTTGACGTTGCGATGGCAACCAACCCGGATGACGATAATAAACGTAACGAAGTGATTCAGTCTATCACTTCTATCGAACAGATCTGTCGCTGGGGTCATTACGTTGGCGAAATTCGCATCTACAACGACGATGACGATACCGAGAACTATTACTCGGTAGATGGTGAGGATGAGATTCGTACCATCCTTAAAACGCTTTCTACGGCCCCTGAGATCCTCGATGCACTTATCGGTGGGATTGAAGAGTTCCTCGTGGAAATCGGTACAACCATCATTGGTTATCCTAACACGCCGTGTAAAGCTTGCGAGCACAAGAACGTTCCTGATCGTCTGAAGAACAAGCTCATCCTGCCATTTGATCCTGATACGGGTTTTTTTATCCTAGCCCAACGCAAGATCTCACAAGCGGGGGGCATGCCTCTCACCGACCTGTCGACGTTCGGAGTCGGGAATTTGGGAGCAATGGCCCAGGCCCAAGAGCAAATGGACTACTCCAATCTCGACATGTCCTAACTAACTTGCAGGCGCAGGTGATGCTACGCCGCGCCTACGATTTAGATAATGGGATATACGATGAGAGATACGAGAAGGAACATCCGTACGCATTGATAGAAGCTCACAAGGCGGAGACAAATGCGTATCACAGCATCCTATACTTATACGCTGAGCGTTATGAACGCTTTGGGGTGTGGGACAGGTTCCATATGGATTTCGATACTTTCATGAAGTATGAACCTGAGGACTGCGAGTGGATGATCAAGTATTGCGAACTGCGTCAAGCCGAGGAAAGAAAGACGGCGGAAGATGCAACGAAGCATGCTAAAGGAAAGATCATTACGGATAAGGATACGGTTGCCGCTGACATGGCAGCTATCAAGCAAGGTCAGATCAAAGGCTAAACCAAAAAAAAAAAGAAGGGCCTTCGGGCCCTTCTTTTTGCTGTCTGATTAGCTCGCCTTAGGCAGAGCTACCATACGTACTGTTTCTACCATCAGAGCAGATTCAGCATACTGACCGATCTGTTTGACGTGCGCTTCTGATACATCGTTACCGATTACCAGCATTCCGTTTTCACGGCGTGCTTTGTTAACCAGGGAGATGTAGTCATCGTTCCCAGCTTCTTTCGGAGAGACGATTGTAACCGGTGGGTTCATTGACATTGCTTCGCGAGCACGACCTTCGTTGAAGAGACGGGTTGCTTTTGAAACTGTTGAGATGGTGCTGTATGCAGTACCGATTACGACTGCATTGTTCAGGCCCAGGGAAACTGTTGTGGTATCCCAGCAGATTACTGAGTTAGCCATCTCTGGTACGTAGAACGCCAGATCTTTCATGTTGACGTAAACCAGCGGTTTACCTTCGTTCATGCAAACCATGCCGAACTGACGAACCAGATCTTTGCTGAAGCCGAGGTCAGCTACAGCCCAAAGGATTTTGCCAGCGTCTACTGATTGTACAACCCAACCAAATACCATTGCATCAACACCGCTAAAACGTTTCTGGGCGCGTTTGATTACTTCTGCTTCTACGTTAGCTGCGGCCAGGTCTTTAGAATCTTTGATAAATTTGAACATGGTAAACTCCATTAGATTAAATGATTAAGTGAACAGGATATTCTATTCACTATAGTTATATATATCTGAGATTCTTTTAGATGTCAATATGCGAGACAAAAAAAAGAAGGGCTAATGCCCTTCTTTCTGTTCAGTAAATAGTTTAAGGAACAACGATTCTTCTATTACCCATATCTGTCCAGGCGGTAGATCAGTCTCTTCCAGGTTAGTATAGACAATCATCGGGCAAGAACAGTTTTGTCCATGTTTCCCGATATGAAGAACCTTGAACGGTTTACGACTTGGACTGAGGTATGTTTTACCTTCTTCCACTTCGTAGATCATTCAGAGATTCCCCTTAAAGGAAAAGTTGATTTCCCACTGATGGAACTTGAATGTCACCGCGGATGCTGTCCAGAGGTTGTAGCACTTCTTAACGAACCCTGCGAGTTCCTTAACGATATCATTACGGCGAGCAACAATCTCGTCTGCCTCTTCACGACTAAGACCTGAAGCCATTCCATGGAAAGGGCGGAGTTCAGTTAAGAACTCATTGAGGCGATAATTAAGATCGTCCTGATCTTTTGCGATAATTTCAGTCCCGACATTGGTTAACCGTACAGTTGAACCTTCGAGAGTGATGAAGTCGATGTTGGTGCGCACTGATACTTCGAACCGTTTCATTCTTTTCTTTTCCTTATTAGTAAATGAGATAACAAAAAATAAAAGGGACCCGAAGGTCCCAGTTACCGCAAATCATGCTAGACCCGCTTTGATAGATACTCGCTGCGGAATCCAAGCACCCTAGGCTTGAGGACATCTCTTTTCCTCTTACCGTAGTCGACTTGCTTCTGAATCGATAAACACGTATACCAGTGAAACTCCGGTGTTATGTTCGGGAACCGCTTGACTAAATCACGCAGTCGCCCGAAGGCCTGAACATAAGCATTCGCCGAGTCAATAGCTGTGGTGAGATGGACCTGCTCTAAATCGGGAATGTCAACCGCAGTACCAGCTTTGCCAAGAGTAGCAAATATAACGTCGTTATCAATCAGATAATCGTAAGGGTCCCCAGCTTTGTACTGGATAACCCGTAGGTCAGGCATACGTCTGGCGAAGTACTCCGCCATCTTACCCCCAAGTTCGATCGTCGCCGCGAAGAGTATGATCTTCGTTTCTTCGACCCGGTTAGCTGCCCAAACTGACACGATGTAGTCATATACACCGCTAAGCCAGTTCTTGAGCCTCACTTCGTCCTTCATAATCCACTGCTCGTAAGTAGTGTGACTATAGGAACCTTGGGAACCGGTGTACCGGGCGTCGTCTGGGTTATTGAGGTAATAGAACACCTCAACCGCTTTGACGTAGACGTTGAACTTGTCTTCTGACTTACGTATCTTCTCGGGGAGGAAAGTTTCGTAACGCCTCGCCATGAATTCATCTCGAGGTATCAGCGTGCCTGTAAGGTACAGGCTATGCTTGATGTTGGTGTACAGGTCAGCAATGTAGTGCGCGTGAATTTCTTCGTGCGCCTCATCGACAATCCTGAACCCAATCCCCAGAAACTCATAGAGCTTCTCTGGCGGAACGTCTTCACAAATCCTTCCTTCGTATAACCCTGCCTCGTAGTTCTTGATGTAGTCTCGTATCCCGCCAATCGAGAAGAAGACAGCTTTCACTGCCTCAATCCCTTTTTTCTTGCACTCACCTATCAAGTTAACGATAGCTTTCGCGCCGCAGCAGGAACGGACCTCCTCAGGCTTAAGTCCCAGCGTATTGTACAACGCCGGAACCCATCGACCTTCATACCCGCCTTTGGTGACGACGGCAAATCGTACACCAAATATAGAAGCCACGAACAATGCGATAATGGTCTTACCACCACCAGGCTGTAGCGTTACCGCGTACTGGTGATGATCTCCCTTGGCATGATCTATCAGCGGGACCTGTTCAGCCCATGGTTCGAAACCTTCAACCTTTAGATCTACCTTATCAGCTTCGGGGATTATAGCCTCGACGACGTTAAAGTCCTCAGACGTAAATCCCCACTTGCGCATGAACTCCATAAAAGCATCGAATTCGTTTATGTTGAACGCACGCTCCCCATTGCGAAGACTACGTCTCCACCAGAAGCGTTTGTTCTCCATCCGAAAGCGTCCGCGTTTCTTCGTGAGCTGCTTTTCAATAAGAAACTCAGTCTGATAGCTTTGCATCGCGATTCGTAAGCGGGCCTCATGAGCATTAACCGAAAAGTAGTGAGAGTACTTTCGGATCGTCCCCTGTAACATGATAGGCCCTCTCTCAGCTTATTGTTAGACCCGCATTACTGCGAGCCTTTGGCACAATAAGTTCACGATTTTTCAATCGGAGCTCTAGGACGCCATTTCGACGAACGTCTTCCTAGGGGAACCAGGAGTTCATCCATCGGGTGGTCAGGACGGTCTTCGTTAAGGTACGAATCCGGACTAACTACCATTTCATACTGGCGTTCATATGGTGCCTTGCCGCCAAGAGAGCGGCCGTTCATTATAGCACGTTGCGGTGCAAAGCGAGCGCCTGTACCTTTACGTGGGAGACGGAAGTCACCGTTCTCTGGATCCCGAGCCATCATGGCCAGCATTACCAATTCAATAATCGGTAGCGACACATGGAAGCGTGCGTTGGTCAACTCTGCGATATCGCGGATTGCCTTCGACATTAGCATCGGGTCACGTAAGTTCATGCGCAGCCGCACACGTGCTTCTTTGGCTTCGTCGCCGATAGCAAAGATCTCCTTCTTCAACATGATCGCTGCTTCCAGGACAGTGGAGCGACGTTCAGGAAGACGGAAGATAACTTCGCCCTCAGGCCAGTGAGCCAATGATACCTCGATATTCCCGTCCACGATATCGTAACCGTAATCGCGGATGTAGGCGAGGAATTCTGCCGTCAGGAACGGCATATAGGAACCGTGGTTCAAAGGGACGGAATGAACTTCAGGATCCTTTTTGTGGTCATCCTGGTAAACAAGAGTGACCGTACGGATCTTCGCAAACGTCGAGACGTCATGCTGGCTAAAATCATCAGTGCTAATCACATCAGACAGTCGCATGATATCACGGCGGTCGAAGACCAGTTTTACTCCGTGCTTCAGCCAGACACCGCTCGCAAGCGAGATGTCCTTATCGTTCGAACTGTTATCGAACAAGTTGGTGTAGAACGGATCGATTGTATAAGAATCAGATTCCGCTGACATCAACAAGTGCTTAACCGAGATCGTACTTTGCGAAACAGTTTCGTTCTGTTGCACCGTTGCCTGGTACTGAACGTTACCATCACGCTGGAACGATTCGGCTACTTCACCTAAACAATACTTACAAACGACAGCATCGTCTTGGTGATGACAGTACGCCGGTGTGCGAAGCTCAATCGTCTTCCCGATAAGATGACGATCTTTCTTACGGATTTCTACTGGGACGCCATCGTACATGTAGTACTTACCAGCCAACAGCGAATCCAGGTCAGAGTCAGTAACCGTCCACGGCATCGTCTCATCGGAACCACAGTCTTCGAAATCGATTTCTGTAATCCCGTAGTTTAACAGTTGCAGCTCACGGTTATAGTACTCTGTCATCTTAACCGGGTCGTCGGTACTTAACATTGCTGTAGAACCACTACGTGATTCCATACCGAAGAAGGACGGACGATTAAGCCCGTGCATGAACCCGACCGGAATGATGTTCCGGAAGATCTTTTGGTTAATCTCAGAACAGTAACCACGCATGCCAATGATTTGGAGTAACTGGCCTACTTTGATTGTGCCCTGGTTCAACGAGATTGTTATCGGGTTATTCCGATAATCTTTATCGTACATCAGAATGTCTTTGATGCGGCCGTAAATCTTGTTTACTGTTCGCTTAGACGGATTCTCGATAACCTCGTTACGGATATCATTAATCCGTTCGTCTTTATGCACCTGGAGGAAAGCCAGAGCATCAAGGGTCCCAACATAAGGTTCTAAGTCGCCTACCGCAAAGTTATGATTTTGGTTGGTGATTTGATACGCGATTAAGTTGAGGTCTTCGTCGTTGACATTAGGGTAGGCAGAGCGCACATCTTCTTTCCCACGTTCCAACAACTTACATTGCAGTGTAGGGGAGAGGAACTCCCCCATCACGTGCATATGGCAGAGCAACGGTGTATCAGGATATTCGATGTGGAATCGCCAATACATCCAAGACACCATTGTCTGTTGCCATGAGGTTTCGATCTGTTCATCATCGAACTCCAGGAGAATAGGTTCGTAGTCTTCCTCTTTCTCCCAGAGCTCATCGAATGACCAGTGGAGTAGTTCGCGCGCATACACCTTTTGCATTTAGCGCTTACCTCCCTTCTTATCGGCTATAATACGGTTGAATCGAGCACCTGCGGTATAGATCGCATTGTTGAGATACTGGTGGGTAACCGAGCTACCAACTGGCAGCTTCTTACGATCGAGTACGAACGGCATGTCGGATGGGCGATCCGCTTCCATGATACGTTCGTATATTTCCTCGATCGCTTTAGGGTTATTACTACGATCCAGTAAGTCGGCTGCGAAGTCTTCACCTGCCAGTGCAATTAATGGACGGATCTCTGCCTCGCCGTAACGATATGGCTGTTTACGATAAGGACGAGCATGACGATCTCGGTGGCTGATCTTAGCAGCAATGCCATGCGCTTGACGACTAGGTGAATCAACTGCACCCCAGTCGTGACCTGTTTTCTCCAGAACACGGATATAACTGGTCCCGATCATGACCGGTACTTTGGTCTTACGGCGAACGCCTCGAGTATCAGTAAACAGAACAGGACCTTTTTCATAAGGCCATTCTGCTTCCAATGCTTCCGTTAGGTAAATATGGTTCGGGAAGTCATTGTGTTTCAACTCGAGCATGATGTGACCATTGACGACGGACTCAACGTGACGTTTGCGTCGCTCTGGTGTTGTCATGTATGGAATGAACTTCTCTTTGAAAGCTCGTGGTGTTGCTACTTCGTAGAATCTGGAAATGATCTTGAAGGCATCTTCCCAGCGACCAGCATTATACAGTTCGCGAATCTCTTTCTCACGAAGGATACATTGCGCGCCCAGATAGTTATCGTCAAGACGTACGGAAATCATACGGTTGATTGTTGCGTTTGCGTGTGAGACAAGTTCAGCCTGAGTACCGTACATGTCTAACGGCATGTGGGAACCAGGAGTCTTACGACACAGTACGCCTTTATCACCGAAGTCCCCTGCGATCTTGGAACCGATCTCTGGGATGATATCGTACTTATAAGTGATGCGAATGGTAGCAGTAGGAATACTAGTACCATGGTTCTGATAGCGAATTGGCTTAGGGTTCTTATAAGCCATGATGTGCAGTGCACGTTCGATCTCTTCAGATAACCGGCCTGAATAATTCGGGCGACGGTTAGGAGGACATTCGGCCTCAATCTGTTCAGCGATCTTCACGATGTCTGCGCTGTAGCGTTTGTGCTCCTGCCAGATCTGCATAAGCTGGTTAGGGATCTCCTGACCATACTGATCCAGCATCACTGGTTGCACCTGCGACATCTCTTGCTCGTTCAGGTACACTTCGAGGTTGATGACGGTTGCATTACGACAACTGCCTTCGATGTATTTAGGTTCATCGAACGTAAGATCAACTTCACGCATACCTTCAGGCGTGAGGTTCCACAGATCAAGAATCGGATCTGCTTCACGAGTACAGAGCACCATTCCATCAGGACGGATAGGTTCGCCTAATGAAGGAAGGAACTTAGGATTATCTGGCGTACCATTAATAGGTAGCAGATAATGGCCTTTCGGTACGGTTACGAAGATCTCGCCGATACCGGTAGCAGCCGCACGGTCACACCATTCGTATGATGCCCAGAATCCATCTTCAGTCACGTAAGGTGACGTTAGATAGCAAAGCTTTGTGAGCAACCCACGGCGATAGAATCCTTCAGGCCCAACCCCAGGACTGTCGACAAGCACTTCTCCTTTATTAAGGTGTGGTCTGCCTGGGCGACGGATCTTGGATAAAGCAGGCTTCTTAACCGTCATGTATCCGAAGTTATTGTGATAAGAATAATAGCTCGGGATATCGATGAGGTCGAAATGGTTACCTCGTTTTTCCAGGTTACGGACGATTGCTACTGAGTACGGGTTGCTTATGAATGAATCACGTGTCATCCCCGTATGGAATCTGTTGACTACTCCTATGACTTCGGCATCGAAACGCGCTCGGGCAGCGAACGTGTATTTTGCCATCTCTTGCTCTACGCAAGTATAAGTACGAGGATAGTCTGGATTATTCAGCACAAGAGTCTGAGCAGCTTGTCCACCTTCCATCTGACCACGTGATGCTGAAACACCCGTTGCCATTGAAACCATGTTGGTGGATAACCCCATTAATTCGGGTGTAAGTAACCGCTCATTTTCGAGTGCCCTTTTCTTATTTGATACAACCGCTTCTTGTACTGAAGAAGCCACTCGTGTCTTTTCCATCTTTTCCCCTTTAAATGGATCGTTCTCCATTTAATGATATATATTCGAGAGGTTCTTTGTTATGGCGATAAAAGATCTGATGAACTATCCGGGCGAGAATAGCTGGTTCGATCAGCTCTGGCTTACCACCGTAGAGGATAACCTGAGTTACCTGATGACAATCAATAACGTACAAGCATTGAATGTCGATCCAATAGCTCATGAACACTTCAAGCACAACTTCCACGGCTACTTGCGTGAGAACGTAACAGAACAGCGCAAGTACTGGTACGTAATTATGCGTTGTAACAACATGCGTTCGCCGCTGGAATTTGATGATAAATTCGACTATATCATCTGGCCGAAACTAGATGTTATAGATAGGTTGCATGATATCTATTTAGCATCATTACCTAATACAAACTAAGTGAAACAGGCGTAGAAAAAGAGGGAGAGGCCATTAGGCCTCTCCCTCTAGTTTAACTGTTTCTTTTTCATGGAGCGCTTAATGATGTTCAGAATACGTTCGCGTTCTCCCATTCGAGCTTTGGTAAAGTCCCAAGCAGGATCGAACCACTTAATCACTTCTTCCGCTTTTACATCGTAGGATTGAAGTTGATTGAAAATCACGAAGCAACAGCCCGCAACAAATTCATCGCTCAGGTCTGAACGTTCTGTTTCACTGATATTGATGTTTGCTGCGTTTGCACGATCGATAATAGAATTAAAGAACATGCTGTTTACCATGACATCTGTTACAAACTCATCACGGCTGCGGAGATCCTGTAGAATATAATCTACAGCGTCGTTATCCATTCCTAACTCTTTAGCGCGTTTACTTAATACGCCCCGCAACCATTGTTCGCCGATGAAATGACCTTTCTTCATTCCCTTCTCCGTCTTATACTTTCAATAAGGTCATCAATGTCATCACCATAGTGCGCCTCACGTGCTTCATCCAAAGCCTGACTTATTACTTCAGGCGGAATGATTTCGTTAGGTAGACAGGTGACGCCATCTAATATACGTAAGATACGTGCATACTTCCAGTACTGAGGAGATGATACGTATTCAATCGTCTTCTCGACCCATCTTCTAGCAGTAGTAGGATCGATATCTAAGACAACCTGGTGAGTGAAGTCTGCCAGGAACTCGATATCTTTCTCCGTTACGAATGATAGGTCGAAATCTTCATTTCTGAAAGAATAGCCTTTGGACCATAACCAGGTATCGATTACACGGACGAGCTTATTGTTATTCTCTAACTCCAGGTAGATCTCATCATGTTTAGCAAGGCGAATGAGACTTTCCTTTACTTCGTCTAGAGTATAACCGTAGGACAGCAGCGCATCTTCCAAACATTCAACTAATGGTAAAGCTCTCTTAGCCATAAAAAATAAAAGAGGGGCATTTGCCCCTCTCTCCGTTAACGACGTCCGCGGCGCGAGTAGCGACGGTCGTCGTAATAGTCATCATCATCGTAGTCATCGTCATAACGAGATGAACTGCGACGCCCATTGCCGATAGTTACACCGTTTTCATCACGATCCGGTTCACCACGGCGACGTGAAGAACGACGATCATCATCTTCATAATCATCATCACGGTCGCGTCCGCGGCCACGTGAGGTACGACGGCTACGGCGGTCGTCGTCATAATCGTCATCGTAATCATCACGATCGCGGCCACGTCCGCCGGAAAGGAACGGATTGTCACTACCACGACGATCATCTCGATCACGATCTCGCCCACGGCGGCTATCACGGTCATCACGATCGCGACGCGAGCGAGTGCTGCGGCGATCATCATCTTCGTCTTCGTCACGACGGCGACCCATTGTAAACGGATTACCACCACGGGAAGAAGTTGAAGTTACCGGGCGACGGCTGTTAGAACGATCGTCACGTGCTTTACGCTCATCACGACGTTCCTGATTACGACGCTCTTTATCAACGTCATCCTGCTGCGGTTCGCCATCGTTGCCATCCAGTACCGGAATAACATCTTTGTATTCGAACAGCGTAGGCATCTGAGCAGACCAGGTGGTCACGATCAGGTTGCGCTTCAGGAAGTCTTTGTCGATACCGCCAATCAACTTCGTTACACGGTTAAGGTCAACCGCGACGGAATGATACGCCATCATCAGGCTATGGAACATCGGCGCGATTTCAGAACGAGTACCGTAGCAATATGCTTCCGGATCATCGATCTTAGGCAGGATGTAACGCAGCACTTTGTACAGGATTTCCTTATCGCGTACAGTGATGTTGGTGCCGAATACTTTACCGGACTCAGCAAACTCTTCATCCATAATCGGGAAAGAGATTGTGGTCAGACGTGCGTATTCTTCGCCTTTCCAGCTACCGCCACGACGAACACCGATCGCAATCAGTTCTGCTTCACCGGGAGATGAGGTCAGGACTTTCTGGAACAGTGTAGAGAAGTTCTTCAACGTTTTCTCGTTGGCCTTCTCAAAGATCGTCAGGAACTCACGTTGGTCAGCCGTCAGTTTATCGTGGCCGTCGGAGTTAACTGCGATTTCGGTCATGGTTGCAATGATCTCAACCAGCACCGTCTTCAGTCGGTTACTAGCATACGCCTGAATCTTCTCCATAACCGGAGACTTCTTACGGCGGATGTTTTCACACAGCGGGTGGAACGGCTGATAGCGATCCCAGTCTGCTTGCTTCAGTACTTCAGGAGTCGGGGTAATGACCTGCTTACCTTTGATGGTAAGGGGGATGTCTCCCCCTGGTCCCTTAATTACCCAACCGCCTTCTTCATCCTTTCCGAAACCAAAAGATGCACTGATCTCATCGTACACCTTATCTAATGCTTTAGTAGACATTTATTTTTCTCTCTTTATTAACTATCTGTTAACGTTGTCAACGATCT